TACTACCATAAGAGCCTGCAGCTCCGGTTCTTGTGTTAATGCCATGTCCTGCTACCAAGTAGGGTCCACCTGTAGAGCCTGTTGCGCTTGTCGTCCCTAACAAAAGGTTGCCGCTGGAGTCGATACGCATACGTTCAGAGGCATTAGTAACAAATGCCATATAGTTTCCGGCGTATCCAGTTAAATATGTATTACCCCATGTGTAACCGTAGCCATCGTTAAGTTGGATAGAACCGTTAGTTACAAAAAAATTGCTAGTAAAACGTGATTGACCATTCACATCTAATTTATAAGCTGGCGAAGTCGTCCCAATCCCGACATTCTGCGAACCATCAATATACAAGCCTGTTGTGCCGCCTGTCTGTAATGACAGCGTAGATGCGTTGATGGCTGTAGTTGTAACAGTAGTAATCGCCGTCGCATTGGTTGTTAAACCAGCAACAAGAGCGGGAGCACTATTAGCTAAAACTGCTAAACTGTTAGTTATTGTCATTTAGTTATCCTTGAGTGTTAGCAGCTTCAGCATTTCTATCAGCAGCAGATTTAACCCAACCATTCGTAAATGCAGCTGCGACAATAAGATCAGTGTTACCTGGAATAGTTTGATTTGTAGCAATGCACTGTTGAACAGCAATTTGAACAACTTCATTAATAGCTATTCTTGCACGTTCATGAACCGCATTTTGAATCCACTCATTAACATCAGCTGCAGCATACTGCATTGCTTTATCTTCAGTGTCTGTGTAAGTAATTGTATAAGTTGCCATTTGTTTTCTCCTATTAAGCTACTAGATAACCCCAAAATGTTGAGTGCCCCATATACATTGTTACATTACCAAATGTTGTTCTTACTTGTAATCCTACATAATCACCAGCTGCCAATTCCATAATAACAGCGCCACTAAAAACTACAGTATCTGGAGCTGTAGAAGAATTTGTAGAAATATAAATGGCTTGTGCAACATCGCTACCATAAGACATTTGAGCGCCATTTTTCCACCATGTTATAGAATTATTTCTTGACGATGGACTTAAATATAATTGAACGTAAAATTGATAAAGACCAGCTACAGGAGCAGTATAAAGATAATTACTAGTATTAAAACCACTATTTCTATTACTACCAGCAAAAGTAGTATTCAATGAGTTGAATGGTATATAACTGCCTACTGACATAGTAACTGTACCGCCATTGCCAGTTGCAAAAAATGCTGGTTGGTATGGTTTAGTTACACGACCACTGGAGTCGATGCGCATACGTTCGCTACCAGCAGTTCCAAATGTAGTAACACCAGCAGTGTCATTATTATTAAAAACCCACAATCCACTTGCATATTTAACAATATCGGCAGAAACAGTACCAGTATTCGCAGAATTAGAAGTTATTTGGCGGTAAATAACACCATAGGACGCACCAAAATTAGTGTTATAGAAATCAAAATACGAAAGTCCATTTTGATTTTGTTGAATTTGTAACTTCGAACTGGGCGAATTAGTTCCAATCCCTACGTTACCGGAAGAGTCGATGCGCATACGTTCAGCCATATCAGATATAACAGATCCAGCAGTTCCTGGGTTAGAACCAGTAAAAAATGTTAAGTATCCGCCTGTGTTACGTATAGCCCATCCACCTTCAGAAGATACAGAATTTCGCCAATTTGATGGTGAACCGCCATAATATGCTCCACCACCAAAATAATCACCATCTTGAACAATAGTAATACCACCACCAGCCATTGATAGAGATGATGGTGGAGTTGATGTTCCAATACCAACACTACCCATAAAGTAACTGTTAGCTGTTCCGTTTGAAGTAATGCTATTCAAACCAATTGTTGTATTACCAACAGTAATATTATTTGAATTTATCTGTGTATTGCCAAGAGTAATACTATTTAAACCAATAGTTGTATTGCCGACAACGATAGTATTAGAAACATAAGAAACAGCCGTTTGATAACCATAAACATCGATAATATAGTTGTTAGAAGGTGTAACAGCGAATCCAACGTTAGCTCCAGAAGTTATAAACACGTCTGTTCCAGGTATTTGTTTAACGCCATTAAGATAAACCTGAATACCATTTGGAATATAACCACCAGTGATAGCAAAAGAGTTTGCTGAGCCGTTAGCAGTAATCTGTTGATTGACAACTGTGCTTACGCCAGTGGTTGTTAATGCTGATGTACCAACAACTTCGATAACAGCATTATTGGGAGGATTAGATCCAAGGATTGTAAAAGTAGAACCACTTGCTGTATTTACATCTGTACCATTAACAAGTTTAACACCATTAAGATATACGTCAAGATTATTGGCGTAGTAACCACCAGTTACAGTGAATGTGTTTACCGAACCATTGGCTGTATATAATTGGCGAGCAGGTAATGCGCTGCCACCTCCGCCACCAGAAACTGTTGACCAATAAACGCCAGTTCCGTTTGTTGTTAATACTTGGTTGGCTGTACCTAGCGAATTATTTGCTACAATCGCTTTTACAGTTAAATTGCCAGTCACGTTATGATTAACTGTATTAGCGCCAACTGTAATAAGATTCGTTCCGTCAGATGTATAAAGAATCTGATCAGCCATATTCAGAGCAAATTCGCCCGCATTAATGTATTGGGAATTAGCGGAGTTCGTCGTATTCGGCTGGCGACCAGACGTCGACGTTCTCTTATGCTGAATAATATTGTTAGCCATGTGGCCTCCCTCGTGTCGACTATCTAGTCGAAGGCTTCATCTTTTTGTTGCTTGATCGCTTTCTTATTTAAGCGCGCTTCCAAGTTTTCTAATTCTTTTCTGAGAGATTCAGCAGTCTGCTCAGCAACTTGTAGTTGAGTTAATAACAAGATTCTATTCTTGGTTAACTCAACTACTTCGTTTAATAGTTTTTCAATATAAACATTTACAATATCTGCATTCATGATATAATAGATCCATCATCTACTAGAAATAGATTAGAAAGTACCACCGTCGAGAGGCGAGTAGACTAGCGCACTTCCGTTTGATTGAAGAATATAACCCGCTGTGCCAAGTGAAAGCTTGTTTAATACGTTACCAGTATTAGCTACCAAGATATCGCCTGATGAATATGTGTTTTGACCAGTACCACCATAGACGGCGGCGAGAGGTGTCGTGAGAGTCAACGAGTTAGCAACGAGAGCTACTGATACTGAAGAATTAGCGGTGATATTAACGACTGTGCTGTTTGATACTAAAGCACTTGAATTCAAATAAGCTTGTAAAGTACCAAGAGTCGCACCCGTATCTACTGTAGTTGTATTAACAGCGACAGTAGTTGAGAACAACTTGAACAGAGGATTTGTATTAGTAGATCCTGAAGCGATACGAGCAAAACCAGAATAGTAGCCTACAGATGTATTACCTGTATGAACAAACAAACCAGTATCGATAGAATCTAAAAATGTAGTCGTATTAGCTTGCTGATCGCCTAACTGAACAAAGTTATCTTTTACGGTTAGGATGTTAGAATCGATAGCTGTCAGAGAACCTGAAACTACGAGGTTACCAGATACGTTAACGTTTTGTACGTTGAAAGTAGACGATGTAGCTTGAATGCTGGCGGCATTGATCGTTACGTTTGAAGACAACGTTGTTGTAGTACCACCGATCGTTGTAGTCGTCGATGTAACGTTAGTGAAAGTACCAGAAAGTGTTGTATTGACTACGTTTGATGAAGCAGTCGTTACGAGGTTAGCTACAGTGAGAGTATTTGATACTTTGTTAAACGTGAAAGCAGCAGAAGCGTTAGCGACGCCGTTATCGTTGAACTGAACTTGTGTATTAGCGCCGGAAGTACCTGTGCCCCAATATAGAGCAGAACCGTTCGAAACAAGAACTTGACCTGCAGTGCCGTACGAACCATTGACATAAAGACCCGACGTCGCAGAGATCGTCAAGTTGCCGTTTAGATTTGTAACACCATCGACAGTCAGCGTGCTTCCGAGACGAACTGCACCGGATATGTTTGCAGTACCAGTAACTTGAAGTCTTGCATTTGGATTTGTGTTACCAATACCGACGTTAGCGCCAGCATCGATACGCATTACTTCGTTAGTGCTTAATGTACCGTTCGTGAAAAATTGAACTGGCTTTGCTGAAGCAGTACCAATAGCCATCGTACCGTTAGCAGCATATAAGTAACCGTCATCTGCACCGTTGATAGTCCATTGTGTATTTGACCAACCAGAACCGTTGATACCAAGGTCGACGTAGTTAGATGAGTCAGTATAGTTATCGGCATTTATGATATAGTCTGTAGAAGCAGATGAACCAGTATTACCGTTAGTCATCTGAACTTGCATATATGTATTGGCATTACCATGCCAATGTTGCATCTGTTGACCGCCACCAGAAACGTAACCGATCTGTACGTTTACAGATGTGTTACCGATGCTGATCGCACCTGTAGTATAGTCGTAAGAAATAGTTGCAGTGCTTGTAACGATACCAGAGTTGTTGAAGAGTAACTGGCCGTTAGCACCGACAGCCGCACCGGTTCTACCAGCAATGTATGTTACGAGAGCTGAAGTCGTAACGAGTTCGTTACCAGATCCTAAACTACCAATAGAACCAAGCTGAGTAGAGTTAGCAGTATTTGAAATAGAATTGATAAAGGGAGTAGCTAGAGATCCAGAAGTCTGGATAACCAAGCCCTGAGTAAACACATTAGTCGTATAAGAATTGGCATCTAGAATGACTACAGCATTAGCTGTCTGAACACCTGGATTACCTACCTGATCGAGATAGTTATACTTCCAACCACCGATTTTGAAGCCAGCAGCTGAAGTGCCTGTCTGAGCACCAATGAAGAGCGAGTTACTGTTATAAGAATACGCGAGCTCACCGCCGTTCAGCGTATTTGCCGGTGTAGAAGCGGTATTACTTCTTTTTATCTGAATCAGGTTTGCCATTACTGGTGATCCTCTATGTTATTTTTCTTATTTATATGAACTGAGATTAGAAAGAACCACCATCAAAGACCGTAACCGTGATCGGTTGAACCGACCAAGTTCCTGTATTAGCATTATAAACTAGAGTTCCCCCGTCCACTTCGTTGTTTGCGACCACATTGGTCAATTCTTCCACTCTCAGATGAGCATTGCCCGTCATGACAGTTGGTGTATTCTTTATAGTCACAGGGTTCTGTGTGTTTATCACCCCTGTACTGTTGACTTTGGCTACTATAGTGACCGGCATTTTTTACCTCGTTACTTGAGGTGTTACTGTAACTATACCTTCCACGACACGTGAGACTGTGCCAGTGTATATGTCTGTCAGTTCTACGTCATAGACATATCTACCAGCCGGAATAGCGCCTGATTGATTTGCAGTCAAAGACAAAGTAATAGTACCAATAGATGCATTAGTTGAAGTTGAAAAACTAATAGCATTAAGAGAAGTATAAGTCTTTCTCATCTGTGAAGCTACTGTATAATCGTTCACGAGCAAAGAATCGCCGTTGTCATCTACAAGATAGATGTCAGTGCTATAAGTAGATCCCTGATCAATTATTAAGTTAGCTTTCGTAGCCATTAGATAAGAACCCTAGAGAACTTAACAGTAGTATTAGATGATGTAGGCGTAAAATTCAAAATTGCAGCTGTCGTATTAGTAGTAGCAGAAAACACACCTATAGCACTATTAGACAAGAAAGATGCATATTCTGTAATGTAACCCGAACCAGTGTCATGTGTTACTATCAATTTTGCAGAATAGAAGTTATTAGCATTATTATCGATAACAGATACTAAATATTCTGCAGTGTTCCATGATGCTATAAGCCAGTAGTCAATTACTGCTGGACTCGTACCCGAAGTAACTGTTATATTGTTACTGATAGGAATATAAGTCCAAGTACCATTAGCATTTGGATAGTATTGTTTATTAGACTGTTGAGCTGCAGTGGGTACAGAGATATTAGCTGATATTGAACCGTTTGAAATAGTCAATACGTTGGCAGTAAAGGTACCCGTAATAGCAGCGTTGCCGACAGCAGTATTAGAATTGACAGTTACCGCAAGAGTCGACATTGCATAAGCGAGCTCGTTAGTACGATTTCGCCAGAAGTCGAAAGAGTTTGTCGTGAGTGTATTTTGTACTGCGGCGGTCATTTAAGCCTATCTCTTTAACAACAGTTGTAGCATCTGTTTAATTTCAGACATATCACCCTCCAGTTTATCCAACCTTTGAGTAGTATTCTGAGCTATTTCAAACGCTCTTTTTTGTTTTTTGTATGCCGCTAGTTTAGTATTGTCTATGTTCAAGATTGCTCCTGAAACTGGATCTTTTACTAAACCATCGACATCCGTCTTGATATATTTATTGTTCATTTTATAGCTGCATTGCAAGAGCTCTCAAATCCTGTAATAGAGGAACTTGAGCACTATTATTAGATTGTAAAATCACTTTGATCTGGAATCTATTAAATGTAGTGAATATGCTGTTTGAATTATTTAAGTATGATACGCCACCAGTGCTGTTTAAGAACACGTTTGCACCAGTTGCATTTGCTGACCAAGGTGTACCCACAGTTAGATATGTAGAGTTGGCAATCGATACGATAGCCTGCGAATCACCGGCAGCAAAAATGATTTGACCCGGTACTAATGTTTGGAACGTTGTACCATTACCGATGATAGCATTAGTTGCTGTATTTACAGTAACGTTTCCTGTCAACTGAATAGACGAAGTATTAGCTAACCAAGCAGTCGTTGGAGGCGGTACAACATAATAAGCATTTGTTGTGTAGTTAGTACCAAAAGGTGCATTGATAGTCAATGATGTAGTATTTTGAATTGCAACGACTTGACGTGCTGTTTCAGAATAAGTCGTGTTAGCAGCCATATTGATCCACCAACCGACTTGAACATCTGTACCAAAATTAGTACCGGTTCCCTGCACAGTATTGCCTAAAGTCGAGTTAGCAGTAATAGTTCCTGTTGTAGATGTAAGACCATAACCAGGATATGTCTGGAATATGTATTCGCCGACATCGTTTGGATTGCTTGGATCGTTATAGAAAGCACTTCCAAGATTATATAAGGGTGTCCATGTCTTAGCAGTAATAGGATCAAGATCTTCACTGTTCAAGAATTTTGCATACACTTTAATGTCAGTGCCCGGAGATCTATGCGCTGTCAAATGTATTTGTAAGTCTTGTGAGTCTTGTCCAGCGGCTAGAGTTACGAGCTGTGAAATATATTTAGACTTAGAAGAACCGTTGTTATAGTATTCATTATAGATGAAACTTACGGGATCGACCTGATTAGCGATGACTAAATCGTTCTTCTTTACAAGATCGATGATAGGTGAAATGAAAGCAGAGTCAGTAGCAAAATGAGCGTGTACTGTCAATGATCTGTTATTACTATAATTAGCCTGTTCATTAGAGAAACTCGCAACTATTCTTTCTTTATCGAACATATCTGTTTCGATACCAGGTGTCAAGAAATTAGCTGTCGTGTCAGCCAAGTAGTTGTTGCTTATACCCTTATAGTCGAAAGAAATAGAAGTACCAGCAGGTGTAAGCGTAGCAAACTGACCTACAATAGAATCTACAACTGGATTGTAGATGACACCAGTATTACCATAAGCTATAAGTGTAGTCGTATTAGGACCAGGTGATACTTGAACTGTAGCGTTAGTGAATCTATGAACTTGATAGTATGAATTAGAAGTGAATCCACCGTTTGACTGACCCACATACAATATGTTTCTTGTATTATCGTATGATGTCAACTGACCAAAAACTTGCAGATTTGCAGTCGATACAGTCGAATTAGTTGACTGATAGACAATATCTCCTGGAAGAACAGTAGTATTTGCATTTAAGAAAGTAATGTTTTGAACAGTCAGATAGTCTGTTTGATCATTGTTGAAATATAAGTCACCCTGTCCTACATTGAAAGATGCGATATTAAGATTGAACTTAATATATTCAGTCTGAAGAGCAGTCCATTCATTTGTAGTAGCACCGTAGAAAGCCGTACCCGTTACTGGTTGACTATAAACTTGAATACCAGACTTGATGTCAGTATCACCAAGAGCTGCGCTATATACCCAGATGTCAGGATCGTTACCGTCTGGCATCAATACGAATGCATATTCTGTGTTATTGTTTAAGAATATCGGTGACTCGAAAGCAAAGTTAGTAGCTACTGAAGCATCTGCACTGACATTGATCTGAGAATCTACTACGTGAACTGTAGAAAACGGTAAAACTTTAGTGCCATCTGGATAACCATTATTGATTTCAGTTAGCCAAAGTGTTGCACCATGATTACCAAGATGTGACTTCTGTTTAAAGAATAAGTCGATAGAAGTAGCATAAACGCCTGCAGAACCATCTGGTGTCACGATCGTTAGACCCTGAGCGATAGGTTCGTGTGTGACGTCGATGTTAACAATGTCAGGAAGATTGATAGAAGAATTTGAATAAGTCGTATTGACTACAGTCTGAGAAACAGGAACATAAGAAATTGACGGGTTGACCGTCGTCATAGTAACATTTTCTTTTGTTACACTCAAATTAGACGCTGTAAACGTAGCTGTCGCTTTAGTAGTTAGAGCGTCTGCACCCAAAGTAAGATTAGTCGTATCAGCTAATTCGAATACACGATCGCCCGTTTTAAATTGACCCGGTGGAATGTTAAATTGACCAAACACTCTACCATATTGATCAGCGACTAGAGGATCACCCCATTTACCAGTTTTAGCGATACCAGCATTTGAAGAAGTATCAAATTGATACCCTCCAGTTACTCCAGGTATTACTGAGAACGGCGCTGGAGTACCAGGAGCACAATATTGATCTACTAATACACTATCAAAGAATGCATGAACAGTTTGTCCAGGACGCATATTCACTGCATAAAACGACACTATAGTCGAAGCGATATATGGTTGAATAGAGACATCAGTGACGAAGTTACCAATAGTTTGTGTAGTATTGCTCGTATCAACATTTAGTTGTATACCAGTTCTATTGGATGTTTCGACGTCTGTTGTATATTGTGTTAAAACTGCGGTCAACTTAGTCTCCGATTAACTTGCTTGTGTCCAACCATCTGGATATAATGGATTTGTATACCATGAATTTGTCGTTCTACCAATCTGATAGCCTTGAGCAGAAAATTGTTGTATTAATGCACCAAGGTTTGCACCATAACCACCTTCATAATTATACACGTTCGCAGTACCAGTTTGAACTTGATAACTTGTAACATTTGAAGTAGTTTGCCATGCACCCCATATAGATCCAAACGGCGTATTAGCAAATTGCTGCCAAGGAGTAGCATTATTTTGTGTAATGCTTACCGATGCTGTGTTATTAGTATCGATGTTGTTACTATATCCAGGCATCAAAGTTAAAGTACCATTCCATGCAGAAGCAACATGGGCTGATGATCTATATTTAGTAGCGTATGGCTGCTGAATAAGTGTTGTATTAGAATATGGTAATGAAAGAACACGACCCGTTTTCTGCCAATTTGAAGAAGCAGAAGTGTTAAAATTCATACTAATGACTTCACTAATAAACTTAGGTCTAGCAATACTTTTCTTAGAATCAATAGCGATACTATATTCAGGATTTGCTACGTCTGAGTTTGTAAAGTCATCAAACGGATCTACGAAAATGCCGTTTTTAAAGCGATCTAAACCATTAGCATCAGTAACACCTGTGTTCTTAGCTTTTTGTTGCAATAGAGTTAATGACTGATAGTATTCAAGATCACTGATACGATTATCTAACTTACCGATGTCTCTCATCGTATAACGACGATTTGTGACGATGCTTACACTCATCGCAGTAGAAGTATCACGAATCAATGAAATAGAATTCTGATTAGTAATACGATCCGCATCTACTTCATCTGATGCTAATGAAGGATATGGAGGAATGTTAACGACCGCCAAAGCCATCGCATTGTCAGGATACAACGGCGTCTGAGGTGACTGAGACGAAAGACCCTCTTTTATTTTAAGAGTCGTATCTGGTGTAATCAACACCAAGTCTTTTCTTGGTAGATATGTCGTATAGTCAGCTTGGAAGTTTCTTCCATAAGAAGGTGTATTAAGACCACCAGCAGGAATACTTAAGTTGACTGAATTTGAAGGATTGACAGAAGCATAGCTAATTGCTGTAGTCACCGAAGTAGCATTAGACGTATTACATACACCCGTATCGTTTGCTGTAGGCACAGAAGGAATACGGAAGTCGATGTAGTCTCTTAACCAACGGTTCGTACCACTTTCATCCACATAAAGTGGAATGTTTCTTGTCTGGATAGCATTTGTATTAGCAGTATTAGCATCATCGATCGGATAGGATTCTACTGTAAAGAAGCCAGAACCCGCAGACGTGTTTGCTGCAAAATAATCTAACTGAACAAGAAGATAGGGATAAGCAGTAGGATTGTATGCACCAGTTGGATAGATGTATCCATAACCGTAGTGTGTATCTTTTTGACCCGGATCAAAACTAAAAGCTGAAGTCAGATCGACACCCGATGTCGTATAAGATCCATCAGCAGAACCATAGATCTTCTTTACTTGATGAACATCACTGTATCCAAGGCAATATGGACCAAGAGGTTGACCGTTAGTATTAGCTTGAATCTTTACGAAACGATCTTTTTTAATAACTTTTGAAGCTGGAACAACACTAGTTCTCAGCACGTCATACATGACAGTCACTGGTGTTGTACCAGATAGAGTGAAGTTTGTATGAATAGAGAAGTTTGTAGAGTTTGTAATATAGACACCGTTTTGTCCAGTGCCACCAGTTTCATAGATCGGAATGATCTTACCTTGTGGTAAGAATTCATAGTAGTTCGCAGAAGCATTAGCGACAGAAAACGGTACATCGATTGACAAATAAGTGTTATTTGATATTGAAGTCACGATACGATTTTCAGTACCGACTTTTAAGATGTTGCCGACAGAAAAATTATTAGTAAAATATGTTCCTGTACCCGTCACAGTATTTGCAGTAGTAGTAACTGCTACTGTGCCCGGTAGAGATGTAGTTTGACTATTAGCTTGTGCGATCAGAATAAATGTTGCACCGTCTTGTGAATTCAACGGTACAGAACCCGTATTGCCATAAGGCAGAATATCAACACCACCAGTTGCTGAAGCAGCTAATGTAACAGATGTGTATCCGTTAGCTAACATAGTAGCAGATGTGTTTACTGTTCTATAGACATATTCTGTATTATTATTGTTTGCAGCGTCTCTAAGATTTTTAAGACCTGATGTACCAAACGTATATAGTTGATCTTTAGTCGAAGCTGAAACTAATCCATTAGATGTAACGTCACCGACACCAGGTGTTGTGCCACCATAATAAACTGATTTTACTTGGTCAGTATTATAGCCGTTTGCTAATTTTATATTGAAAAGATGTAAGTTATATGAAGCAGTATTTGTGCCAGGATTACCGCCGTTAAAACTAAAGCAGCGAATCTGTGCATTACCGATCTTTGTACCAGAAGGTGATGTAAGACCAAATGTTCTATTAGTTACAGATCCCTGTGCAGTATTATACAAATCGACAGACTGTGCTGTCGTAAATGGGAATGTACCAGACACTTCGTTTAGTGTATAATATCCACCATAGTTAAAAGTGATCTGTGCTTGTTTATAGACTTGTGTGTCTACACCACGACGAATAGGAATATATGCAGTCTTAAGTAGTTCTACACGTGAACCCTCAGCATAACCTACACCCGGACTTACACGACCCAATACTGCATTAGAATTGATTGTTGTTACAGAAGGTAATGTGCTGATAGTGTCCACGACAAATGGATTCACTACATAGTTACCTGCTTCTTCGTAAATACGTTGAGCTATCGCATCGCCTACGATAGAATAAAGATTTGATGTAGCCTGTGTTTTACTTACAAGAGAACCAAAACTATATTTTGCAATTGGATTAAAGCCTGAAGTTGCACTAGCTGTTTCAGGATCAAGTGCAACAAGTGTTGGAATCAATTTTAGTCGATGAGCACCAGGTGCATTTTCATTAGAATAACCAAGAGCATTATCAAGAAGTGAAGGATCTTGATTTTCAGTAACGATAGATTCTACGAGTTGGAAACCGACAACACTATTACCAGCTTGTGTTCCATAAGCATTTACGATACCGAATGTTGGGTTCAGAACTTTAACAAATTCACCACTTAAGTATACAACACCTTCAGACACAGTAATACCGTGCGCATTACCGGTTGCTACTTGACCAGCACTATTAGAGAAAGTGTTGATAGTAGCAATAATGCCATTTGCTGGAATGTTATAGATGTCGAGCGTTTCATTCGGTGAAAATATAGTCTGTCCGCTTGTACCAGTATTCAAATACTTGATATAGAGAATGTTGGTATTAGGATAGTTTGCAGCAAGACCCTGATTTGTTGCAATAACACGGGCTTGTAAGTTAGAAGAAACACTGACGAGTTGAGTATTAACAAGATTAGAAAGATTTATCGAAGCACTATTAGTCTGTGCGTCTGCTAGATAAACGAAAGGCTGCTGAGGAACATCAGAGATAGAGCAACCAGAAACTACATCGCCGTTTTGAAAAGCCCAGTTACCAAAGCTTTCAATCTGATTTTGAATTATAGACTGTATTTGTGTTAATTCACGCGCTTGAACGGCTGTACCGGGACGAAACAGGATACGATAGTACTGATTATTTGCGTCATAGTCATCATAGTATGGGGAAACATTAAGATTAGTAGATAAAGGCATCTCTTATTCCTGTTAGACCTGAATGATCAATTTGAAAGACTCTGACTGAGTATTAGCGCGATTGACATCTGAGATATTTTGGACATATATCGAACGGAGATCTTTTGGATAGACATCTCCATTTGTATTTATGGTAATTTGTGCAGATTTACCGTCAGAACCAATAATAGTCTCATTAGTAAAGTATTTATCACCTGTCAGATAGACTGTTGAGGAGTTAGCAAATGCCACTGTTCCCAAAGCTGTCGTTGTCTGACCTACCACCTGAGTTCCTACTGTCATAGTATTACCAGATGTCACAGTCGCTCTGAGAACGGCACTGAAAGTAGTATTGGTAAATGATGTCGAACTTTTTGTGCCGTTGGCATTTAACTGATATGGATTCTTTAGAAGACCAATTTTATTATACAGAACATTAGTTGGAATGCCATTTGTTTCGCTGTTTGCAAAAGTAAAAGCGACCGACATGCCTTGCATGTATAATTCTTCGGCCGGTGAGCTACCATGACCGCCAGGAGGTGGCACGATTGCATAAGCATTTGCACCAGTTCCATAGTTAGTATTACTTACAATCTGTACATTAGCCCAAGAAATAGCAGTTCCGTTATCCAACATAATAACGCTGCTTATACTATTAGTTTGAGTATTAACAGACGTAATAGCTATAGGATCAGAAGTACCATCNGTTTGAAACACTACTTTTGGTGAAATCACGTATTGTGTTTGTGTTGGTANGATAAGCTGTGTATNTGCTGATTGATCTAAATATACCCAATTACCAGAAGTATTAGACACATATTTTGATACAGTAAATACACCCGGATTTGTAGCATTTGTATTATAAAGCCAAATGCCATTTTTAGTATAGAAGTCGTTGTCACTAGAAGCAAAAGATTCGATCTGAATCAAAGTAGAATTAGTAACGCCTCTAACATATCCGTTTCCGTAGCTCTTATATCCAGTGCCTCCACTAGTTAGTGCTACGACTTCAACACCAGAATTGTTTGCAGCCGAAGAAGCAACTACTGTATTAGCATAGATTGGAACGTATCCAGACGCAGCAAATTTGTTATAGTTTGCTGTACTGATAGATGTAATATATTTCCAAAGATAGTTATCACCGGGAGTATGAAACGAACCGGTTTGTACTTGTGTAGGTATTGATGAAACGTTACCGGTAGCGGTATTTCCGTTGTTGTCTATGCACTTATAAACATTATAATAGCCACCAGGAATTGATGGTGGTGTAATGACATAAAAGTTACTATTTGACAGATCTGTCGTATTGTCATATCTAGTATAAACGGTGTTGGGTGACCAAGCTATGTTTTTAATAACCGGTAAAATATTAGTGTTTGAGAGTTTTTTACCAAACAGTAGTTCCCAGTTATCTAAAAATTCTGCATGATAGTCGTCTGAAGTAACGACTGGCATATTACCACCATAAGTAACTGGATTAGCGGCGAAAGCATAATAATTAGAAGCATTAGACGAGATGCTATTGATAATCTCATCATACACTGCTTTCTTGTAACCTGTTAATAGCTTACCCATCTTATTCCTTAACTTAAGCTAGCAGAAGATTGTTCATATAAGATTGATATGGGCGATGATTCATCGATTATCGCTGCATATTGACCAAATAATTCTGCACCAGACGTATGGAAAGTATTATAAAGAATGTCTTTATAGGAATCCAAAGTTTGTGCAACTTTGATTTGATATGAAAAATCTTGATAAAAATAACTGTCTTGGATATATTTATCTGAGTTTAAGAAGCCTCTAGATGTAGACCAATAACCTTGTTTTTTACCTACACCGGCTTTTTGAACTTTACCCGATACTGCAGAATACGTATTAAGATCAGTGATCGTCGTATATAATACTGCACCAGATCCAGTTTTTGAATTTACTCTTACAGCTGGAACATCTATATATCCTGAACCACTATAATTGAGAATTACAGAAGTGATACCACCCGTAGTATTAGTAGTGACATATCCACTAGCCGGTGCATTAGTACCACCGCCCTGAAAGATCAAAACATCGTTGTTTGAATAGTTTGTACCACCGTTAATGATGCCGGGTGTTGTCAAACCACCATACAAATATGCTTTAACTATTTCACCGTCCTGATAACCCTTACCAGAATTGATAGCTACTGCTTTAGAAACAACACCAGAACCGGATGACGGAGAAGCCAAGACTGTTGCATTTAAACCGTCGATCGTTCCGTCTGTTCTAGACATTAAGGGTTCGTAGACTGCAAAGTTAGACGGCATTATCGTTGGTGCTGTCTTTACGAATGCTCCTGAAGCTATATTACCCGTGAACTTAGGTGGACCGTATAGAGTAATAGATGTATCACTGTTAACGCTTTTGATGATTTGATATTCAAGTGATGATCCTGAGCTATTAGCTTGCATATAGATCACGTCATTTGCTTGAAACAAGTCAGTAAAATAAGTACTCGTTCCTGTAATCGTATTAGAAGAAGTAGAATAAGCAACGTTAGTAAAATGTTGATTAGTTGATTCTATATTTCTAATAAAGATGTAAGGCTGTTGTGTGTAACCGTTACCAGTGCTGATATTAGTCAAAGATGCTAGTGTACCAAAGTTTTGATTTGCATACGAAAAGAAATCTGAGATCGGATCAGCACTGTTTGCATCAGTATCACCCGGAAATCCATAAGCTAATGCATTGATAGATGTGTTTACATAATCAGATATAATATCGGTGTTGTAGATTACGTTTTGAACGTAGGAAAATCCACCGAGGTTAAAGCTACCACCAGAACCAGTAATATCACCCGTTCCGTTATAGATAAAAACTAAAGCGTTGGAATTAAAACCAAAACCACCGTTTTGAATGTCAAAATTCAATGAACCCTGAGCAGATGATGTATTTGTTACTCTTAGTAGACCATCAACACCATACGAAGTGATACCATTAGTTACAATATCTCTATGAGCTATTTTAAGAATATCGCCGACATTGAAAGCCTGTCCACCATTAAGAATAGTCAATTCATTTAATGATCCTCTAATAGAAGGAGCATTCTGAATATATGCAGTGTTTGATTGTTGACCTACTTCAACGATCTTTTCACCCTCATTAAAAGTACCACCTCTAGGCAGTATGTTTGAAATATAAAGGGTAACGATTTCGTTTGAAGCGATAGGTTCAACGATATAGCTTTCGACTACTGCAGTAGTTCCTGAAGAAACACCTAAAATGTTTTTTCCTACAAGACTCTGCGCTAAAGGAACATTAGTCACTTCTAAGTATTGTGGTTGAATCCAAGTACCATCAGAAGCTTTAAGAATATCTTCACCCGGAAGATAAACATCGATGTCCTGATCGTAGATCAATCTAAACAGCAGTTTATAACACTGAATAGAACCCTTAGAACGATACACATCGAGAATATGCTTCAAAAGGAATCGTGGATTGGCGATAGTTTTGAATGGAATTCCGTAAAGATATTTCTGTTGAAAATGAGAAAGAAAATCATCTAATGTATTATCGATGTCACGATAGTCAAATATATTTCTTGCTTCACCGATAGGTGAACCCTGAGACTCTAACCATTCATAATAAGCTTTTACGAATAAGACAAAGTTAGGTCCCTCATCTAGATAAAACTGAGGAAACTGCGATTCTACAAAGTTTGAAATCTTTTTTTCTATAGAAAACTGCATCTTACTTCATCTGTGTTATAACATTGACAGACACATCATTTACGTCTATTAAAAGTATTTTTTGTTGATTTATGATAACGTCTTTATTGAGTGGACTCATGTAGAGTGAAATATAATCACCATAATATGAAGTAGTCAATGAATTGATAGTAACCATCCCTGTAGTATAATCGATAGTTCCGATATTACTTTGTAACACAGTAAATGCATCGTTGATCACAGAATAGACTAGAACATTTCCTGTATTATCATCTCTTAGATAAGAATATGGATAATTTGTACCGTCTGATCCTACGAATGTAAACGCTGAAGAAGTTAATACTGGTTCATCACCTAATGAAATACTATTAGGAACATAACCGGGAGATGCTGATTCAACATCAGCTGGATTATTATAATCTATGACAAAAGTAGACGGATAATTTAAGAGAGGTGAAATTCTCTTGATTATATTAACTTCTGTATTATTACTTACAAAGCTTGAGTCTGTACCATCTACAGCAGCAACGAATCGACTATATCTAAAATCAGCAGCGAACTTACCTAAGTTTGTACTACCATAAGAAACGATAGTATTTAGAAGATTGCCTTCTAATTCTGATACCAATTTTTTTGTAGCTGTTGGATCGTATTGAACTATCGTATTGATACCAAGATAAAGATATTGAGGATCAGAAATGATAACACGTGTTGGTAATGAAATATAGCTAGAGAGATAATTTGATACTTGACTCTTTAAATAGTCAGGAGCAATAGTACCACCCGATGGCTTCAAACATACGACTACTCTTCCGTATTGTTTGGGCTCTAAAGTTTCACCACCATATACGCTAACGTCGTCTAGTTGTCCACCGTATTGTTTTAGAACAAGCGATGAATAGTCGTCTGATGCTACAGCGCGTTGCTGAGTAGCAAAATATCTTGGTGCAGAAAATCTGATAGAATCTATAGATTGAGCATTAGCACCACCGGATGAAGGTGTATCCGAAGTAATAGTAGACAGCGTAGCTGCACCACCATTTGTCAATCCTAGATTAGTCGTACATAAAAATGTAGAGATACCGTCGGCATCTGTACCATGCGTCACTCTATAGTTAACTGACACGACAGAAAGATTATTAGGAATACGGCCAAAAAAGCCATCGCCGAAAACTATTTCATATTGATTATTTTGTGCACCCTGTAAGAAATAGATATTAGATGTGCTATCTAATCCAAACAACGTATCGACTTGTGTAAACGTAGTATTAGTTCCACTCTCATTTACTACTACAGTGATACTGTCAGTATCGATATTCAAATTAGTTAAAACGAATCTTTGAGATTCTTTAGTATAATCTACGACAAATGAATCTGTATAATATGTGCCCTCATATAGATTTAAGTCAGATATAGTAAACGTAGAATTACCAGAAGGAAAAGTCTGAAGTTGGTTAGTCGTAAAAGTATACTGACCGTTTGAATTTGTACCAGTAAATGTGGTACCCTTAGGAATTGAAAACGGTGAGTTGATACCAGTAGTTGCTGCAGTAAAAGTAACGTTAGCTACAGAAGACTTGGCTGACAGTGGTACATAATTCAATTCTTTTGCATGTGATACTACAGAATTGTATAGTTGAGCAGAGTCAAGAAACATTTCTGAAGCTACCATATTAAGGTAGAACGAATTAAGATAAGAGTTATAAGTCATAACATCAAGCAAGACTGCCATATTTGACCCATCAAAATTATAGTCTTTAAAGACTGATTGATTAGTCAAATAGCTCTTAAACTGCGACTTAAGTGTATCGAAGTCTAACGAAGCTAATGAAATGTTTGAATTTGATGCCATTACCTGACTCTTTTTAGAAAGATACTTACTTTTTGTAAGTTTGGATTATTTATGATTGAGAAAACGATGCTGATAGATAACGCATTTTTGTCAGAGTTATCTAATATGGTTACATTAACTAGTTTAACACGAGGTTCAAAGTTATTCAAAGCCAAATTGATATATGTTCTTAGATCTTCTAATACGAAAGGATCAAAGTTTTCGAATAGTACTCTATTGACATTAGAGCCAAAGAACGGATTGAAATATCTCTCGTTTATACTAGTAAGAATGACATTTTTGACAGCCTGACGCACTGAGTCTTCATTTTTGAGAAGAACCAATTCATTAGTAACAGGATGTTTAGTAAAGTTATTTGAAAAGTCCGAGTATGTCTCGACTTTCTTATAACTCTGTGTGATTGCGTCTGCTCTTGTTACCATATCTCTCTCTAAGAAACGTTGATTAGACTATCACCCGAAGTAGCCGAAGGATTGCAGTGTGCTCCACCCGGTATAGGGCATAAGCTATCTCCTGCAGCACTATCACCGACTACAATAATACCTTTGCCACCAATAGTCAACCATCCATGCGATGTTATTAGACCGCCACCACCGTCAGTATTGGGATCACCGTTGACTGACCATAATTTACCGTCTACTTTGACAAAATCTTGACCAGTTACTATCGTCGTTGCACCACACGCTCTAGAATCATCTTGTCTATGTGCTATTGCCATTTTAAGACTTTTTAAAGTTAATAGCACTTGCTTGTATAGTAATGCTATCTGGTGTTATTGTAATTGACGAAGAACCACATGCTAAAGTAATACTCGTATCCGAAGATATATTTATGGTGCCTGAAGCGATCTGTGACATAGTACCGTTTAGTGCTGTGACACCCCAACTGCCTCCAACATGGTATGACTGTTCGCCAGTAGAGTCTAACTGAATAGACTTTTGAGCGGTGATAGTATAGTTTGAAGCTACATTGTAATGAATACCGCCTTCTTCGACCACAAAAGACTGATCACCTGCCATAGAATGGTGACCGTCACCACCCTTAGTATATTGCTTATGTGATCCGGATTTAGAGTCATGATGGTTACCATCACCTGCATGAGACGTGTCTGTACCGTTCTGAGACTGACCACCATTTTTTGTATTATTTGATTCGCCACCACCTGTGCCAGTGTCACGATGACCTGTCGTAGTTGAAGTCTTACTTCCCGAAAATTCTTTATGACCAGCTTCAGTTCCATGATTGACGTGTCCGTCTCCTTCGATAAGATGAGACACGAAGTTACCAAGAGCTGTAAAGAAACCGAATATACGATGTCTATTATTAGGATCTATAGAATGTTTCTCATAGCTACCATCGACTTTAGTACTGACGTGTGCACCGTACTGACTCGGTGCCGATGGATGATCTGCTAATCTATCATTTGATGGATTCTTCATATTAACCCTTTAATATTGAACCAATACCCTGTGATATAGAACCGATAGCTGAACCAGCGACTTCAGCGACAGCTACACCAGCAGCGATCGAATGTACTACGTCACCAAAAGGTGTTACTGCTCTGAATGAACCAACTTGTGCTGCTAAACCGGCAGCTTTTCCAGCTAAGTCAGCTATCGCTTCAGCTTGTGCTTGTCCAAATATGTTTTTAGCTGCGCCAGATGCTGCTTTAGTCAAAGCTAAAACTTTTGTTTGTTCTTGTGCCATAGCATTGATAGCACCCGAATTTAATGTAGTCTTTGGAAGATGCGAGTTTAGTACACCGTTGATATTGCCTGCCATATTAGGTAATAAAGTACCGACTGCACCAAGAAGTCCTGATGTATCTACACCTAAAATCTTAGTAAGACCGCCAGATACTATATTACCGATGCCACCATTTACTATGTTAGCTAAACCAGTAGCACCCAATGCTCCTGCTGCAATATTAGTAGCAGTCGAAATAGAACCTAATCCTTGTCCCATCACGTTATTAACTAGACTGCTGACACGTGCTGCTCCAGCTACGATCGAAGCTGCATCGCTCGCAGCACCCAATGCATCAGCAGCAGTTCCAAGTGCAGAACCAATAGGATTATTCACACCCAATGCATCACTCAATCCACCAGCGATATCACTGATAGCTGCAGCACCTATAGCAACATGTTCGATGCTATTAAGAACGGGCATACTATGAAGCGCTGTAGGATTAGTAGAAGTATATATAGTCGTCGTCACACGAACGCCGTTCACAGTCGATATTGTCTGCAACTGTCCGCCTGGACCAAGTAAAGATATTTTTGCCGCTAATGAACCGGGTGTTAGACCAAATGCAGGTCCACCAAATTGAGCAACAGCATCGACAGCGTAAGGACTACCCGTAGTAATAGCTGACATAGCATGAGCTACTGTAGTTGCCGTATCTACTGCTTTTGCAATTTCAGCGGGATGTAGAGCACCAGCTGCAACACCGTTTAACATACCCATCATGCCAGATTGTAAAGCATTTTGTGCTGAAGCTGCTAATAATCCACCAGCTGCAATACCTCCCATCGCACCGTTTAAAGCGTTTTGTAAACCACCGAGACCGACTGCACCTGCAACGCCACTAAGTGCTCCACCTAAACCACCGGTCGCCATCGCTAAGATACCTGCAGGTGATGTCAACTTATCCATCTGCTTCAACATGATCATAGCTTGAAGAGCTTTCTTCAATACAGCTGCAGCTTGTTGTGGATCAGCAGCCATCAAAGCATCGTGGATATTTTTACCTTTATCTTGAGATGCAGCAGTCGGATTGCTCGGATCAGTATGCGCACCCGAGTTATCTTGTTTTAATTTTGCTTTTACTTTGTCTTGTGCATTAGCATTCGGATCTTTAATCTTAGAATCTTTTTCATTACCATAAGATGCTATGCGACCATAATTAGTCCCACTAGTGACAAAGATCGGAAGAGTGCTACTGGGTAAGGGCGCATCGACGTGACCGGGATTATTTTTACCAGTCACGGGATGTGAAGAGCCTTCACGTGCAGCGGTCTTGTTTGGATCTTCTAAATCTGTCGATTGTGCACCAGTTGCCATTAGTCACCACTCAGCGGAAGCTGTCCTCTGTGTACGCTACCCAATACATAATGAATCTGACTATTATCAGGACCGTCGACTGTCAGACCAATAACGGTCGAACCAGCAACATACTGTACAGAATCACCCATCTTGTTAAGCGATGGAGAATTGTTCATGACACAGTGTGCCCACGGTAGATCATCGTCTGGAATAGGATCTGGACCAACGTTATGAATGCCGTGAATGATGATCTTTACTTTTCCACCTTCATTAGGATCACGAATGTCTCGTACTTCGCCTACCCATATATTAGATGCACCTGCTTGTTCTGTCATACGCTGTCCTCATAAGCTCCTTTCAGACACTCTAGATGTGAGACCCAACGAGGTCTTACTTCTGCTGATCTGATTTCATGTTGTACTTTAGAAATTAACCATCTACCATGTGCTTGTGGATCTGGATTCATGTTACCGGACACTGAAGTCACTTCTGGAATGTTATTGTATATAGTTTTACCTGCTTCAAGTACTGTGTCACCAATAACAGTCATGTGAAGCAATTGTTCTTGCATCTGCGCAAGATTTGCCATCTTATGTGGAATAGTATCTGGTACATGAGTAGGATCGATATTCAAATCTTTATTATGATTGACATATCTAAACACAGTTCTATTGCTGTTACCCTGTGAAAATAGATTTATAAACGCCGAAGTAATCAATAGACCCTTACCAAGATTATTGAACTTAGAAAGATCTGGCACTATATCTTTCCACTTAAACGTATTAGTATGAGTATCAAACGTAGCTACACGTTGTTTTAGTGCACCAGCATGAATACGATTGATAGCATCCATACTCTGTTTTAAATTCCATGCAAGTATGTTTGTATCTACATCACTGAACATAGAATGACCGACAGTATTTTCTTGTTTAAAAGTCTTTACGTCCCCACCAGAAAACATATCTTCGATCGACATGAAATTGAATCCGCTGTGTGTCTGCCAAAACATATAGTTAGAAGATAAACTATTCTGTGATACTGCTTGCTTACGAAGATCTTCGATAGCATGAAATAAGGGTTTATTAGGGATCTTGATATTACGATTGCCCTTTGTAGGTTTCGTATTGATTGGTAAAGAACTACCCAACATACCAAAAATATCTTCGACGATCGAATGAATCGGTTTATTATATGCTTTCTGAACTTGTTTAGTCTGACCGTGTAAGACTTCACGAGATATACAATCGAGAGTGTATGTCTTAGCTTTCATAGAAGCAAGTATTTCACCTTCGATGACTCTATTCAAATGCATCTGATAGTTTGCAGTTCCACCGTTAGGCTTACGAATAGTAAAAGTTACTGACTCGTCGCCCGTGATCTTTAGCTGTCCGAGATAGTTGTCCATATCGACTACTTTGATCTGAGCTATGCAACCCGGAGTAAAGATAGTCTCGGTCACGTCAGCTTGCAAAAAGTTTCTTGCAAGATTTACACCAGAAGTTCTTGGTGAGTTGATAGTAACTGCATCGATAAAGATGTCACCGGGATTATAACTAGCCATTAAGCACCAATCAAATCTTTAAAGTTTTTGATAAAACCAGGAACATAAGTCGGCTGAAGCATATTGACTATTTTATTACCTTCATTTTTTTCGACTTCTGTGTTATAATATGTTATTGGCGTATAGTATGCTTGGACATCTGCTGGGATATTATTTGCCACAAAAGAACAACTAGTAATAGTTACGTTCGATCCTGATTCAGTGCCGTACATGTAGCTCGAACCACCGATGACGATAGCAGTATTAGGATTGTTTGGTGCAGGATAAGCGTCACCATAGATGTGTTGAACGATACAGACAGAAGAGTTTGACTGCACTACTTGTGCTCTTCCGCTCGATCCAGAAATATAAGATATGTTGACTACTTCGTCTGGAATAAAAGCAGAATTGCCAGTATATCCTATCGAAAGAATAAAATTAGTCGAAGCTTTCCAGTCTTCTTTTCTTCTGCTATAGTCTACGATAAAGTTACTACCGTAGTAGTTGGGTTCGTAGTAAGTCTTCTGTAGAGGAGTGAGAGCATTAAAGTCTGCGATTTGAATAGTCGGCTGATCTACATAGTTATTGATGTAGTAAGATACTTTTAACATCGCTGATTGTACAGAACCGTATTTGTCTTTGATGTAGTTATTAAACTCTCTGTTGGTAAGATACCAATCATAGTATGGATCAATGATGTTATTTGAAAGATATATCAACCAGCTAGTGTAGGGATCAGAATAGTTTGTATATGCAAGCATATCTGGTCTAACACCCTGAGAGATGTCGACTGGATAGTAGATGTATGGATTATTCAACATATTCTTCAAATCGACGACACGTTCAGTAATATCGACGATTGTATTATTCGAATACTGAATTTGATTAAAATTAGCGAAGTATGTTTGACCGGCCATGAATTTTATCCGAGAGTGTCTGTCGTAGTAGTTATAGTTGGAGGATTAGTATACTGCTGTTGCAAATTATTGCCAATACCAGTTAAAGCATTAGATATTCCATTAACAACACCGATAGCAGCCAATCCACCGTTCTGCTGATTTCCGTAGTCTCTCTGTAAGAAGAACTCGATTTCATGAAACTGAATAGTAATCTCAACGTCAGTAGGAGCGTTAGTATTATTAAAGAAAGACGGTTGACCAGACGGTGCATAGTTGACAGAAAAGTTTTCGATGACTGCTGGTTTGAACAGATAGTTCCAAAAACCTGTCGAAGCCTGACTCGCTGTGATTTGAACGATGTTAGGATAAGTCAATAGTGTACCGCCTATAGCATCAGACGAATCGGGAAGCATGTTAAACTTGATAGTGTTGATGATGTTGTTGATCGTTGCAGATTCCCCTGGATTAGTCGCAGAGAGTCTCCAAGTCATACTGTATTGGCGATAAGCTGGACTCTTGAACATGACTGTCAACCAGGGATTTAGTGCTACACCAGCTAGTTGACCTACTGCTGCTGCAGCATTTGGTCCGCCTGCAAAATTTGCTAGATTTGCAGCACCGCCAGTTAATGCACCAAAACTCGCTGCGCCTGCAGTAGCAGCAAGAGAAGAAAGATCTGCTGTTCCCGCTCTACCGCCAGAATATTGATTGATACCAGCACCGATCGCTGCGCTTAGACTCTCTTCGCCATAAGTGACGCGTTGACTATCGATCATCTGATTAGGCAATGGTAAACGAATAGTACCAGTTCCACCAGACTGTGTCAAGATAGGATTACCAGCGAAAGTAGGTCTCTGATACTCGAAGAAACTCATCGAGATCCAGAAGTCTTGAGTACTCAATCCATCTGGAAAAGACATGCTCTGAGAAACGGGTGTTATACCGTTTTGTGCAGATATATCGTTCTGTGATATAGTGGTTACTGGTGTGGGTAGCGTGGCGTCGGCCATTAGAATCCCTTATAAATACTTTGTAAGTTATTTATAGATCGTGCAGAAACATGAACACATACAAGGGCTTCTTTAAGCCCAAGAATCCGCAAAAGTATCGTGGTGATCCGACCAACATTATTTATAGATCGAGATGGGAACTGATAGTCATGGGCAGGTTTGATACGGATCCTAACGTGATCTGGTGGCAGAGCGAAGAGACGGTCATTCCTTATAAGTCGCCGATCGACAATCGCTATCACAGGTACTTCACTGACTTTACGGTCTACATGAAGACGGCTGACGGAAAGTTCAAGACTGCTATCATAGAAGTGAAGCCATCTTCTCAGACTAAGCCTCCGGTCGTCAACGAGAGCAAGAAGAATAATAGACGCTACATACAAGAAGTGATGACGTGGGGAGTTAACGAAGCGAAGTGGAAAGCGGCGACTAAATACTGTAAAGATCGTGGGTACGAGTTCATCATACTAACAGAGAAAGAATTGGGTCTGTCCTTCTAATGGCATCAACTTTTCAGAACATACTAAACAAGGGTAAAGCTGCAGGCAAAGATCCCGCTAAGTCGATGGACTGGTTTCGTCAGAAAGCTTTGTCTGTTCGTTCGGTAAAACCACAGAACATCATCAACAAAGCAGCAGACGTCAACAGAAAGGGTCGCATCACAGACGACTCTATCGGTCAGATGTTCTTGTTCAACTACGATCCCAAATTAAAAGAGATCCTTCCCTACTACGACACTTATCCACTCGTGTTTCCTATCGAGATCTACGGCGACGGATTTCTTGGTATCAACATGCACTATCTTCCGCCGATGCTTCGCGCTAAGTTGATGGACGCTCTCTACGACACGATAAATAATAAGAAGTATGATCAGACTACGCAGCTGAGGATCTCTTATAGGATACTGAAGGGCATGTCGGCGTTTAGTTCTGCTATTCCATGTATCAAGAGATATTTGTTCGATCACGTGAAGTCGCCGTTTCTCTATATAAATCCAGACGAGTGGGACGTAGCGTTGATGTTACCGATCGAGAGATTTCAGGGCGCTAGAAAATCATACGTACAAGCAGAGTCTGCTAAGAGGATCTAATGGCATTCGACATCGAAGAGTTCAAGGCATATATCGAAGACGGCGGCGTCCTTCAGAACAACAAGTACGACGTTCAGATCGTGTTTCCTGCTGGTTCGCCGATGGGAAGATCTTTCTTGTCTTCGGCTACGACGCAGGGCGCGTCTTCTAGTCAGATCACAGACGACATGATGTTCAGATGCATCAACGCTTCTCTTCCGGGTATAGCGTTGCGTACGACCGACGTGAATCGATTCGGCGTCGGCGTTTTAGAGAAGATGCCTTTCAGCGGCAACTACACCGACATGGACCTGACGTTCTTGTCAGATCGCTACGGCGACCAGTATTCTTTCTTGTACGGATGGATCAACAACGTTTTCAGCGTGACTGGTCAGGTAGCTGGCAGCAGTGCTGGCGGGTCTGTCGTCTCTAACATAAACGGCAACAGAAAGTTCTATACGACGGAGTATAAGGACAACTACTCTGCTACTATCATCATCACGGTGTATGACAACGGCGGAGATCCCGTCTTGGTCTACACTCTCTACAAGGCATTTCCGATCGCGATCAACGACATCCCTGTAAGTTGGGCTGACCGCGACGGCTTGCTGAAGGTCACTACTAAGATCACTTTCAGAGAGTGGTCTCTCGATGACTTCGGCACTACGCTCGAGACTTCACAGAACGTTCAGAGCAATCTCGGCATCGTGAATACACCCAACACGTTCGGGTAATCATTAACTACTGGAGTATAATATGGCACTTCCTAAGATCTCGTATCCCACTATCACTCTGTCTGTTCCCAACACGAAGTACGTGAACTGCATGTTCCGTCCGATGCTGGTGAAAGAGGAGAAGCTGTTGCTGATGGCGAAAGTCAGCGACGAGCAGACTGACATGTTAGCGGCTATCAAGCAGGTAGTCAACAACTGCTGTCTCGATCCCAACTTCGACGTCGACAAGATCCCGCTGTTTGTGTTGGAGTACTTGTTCGTTCGTCTTCGTGGCTTCTCTATCGGCGACAACATCAAGGTCTCTTACCGCGACTTCGAGGACAGCAAGGTGTACGACTTCGACGTCGACCTGAAGAAGGTAGAGATCAAGTATCCAGAGAACGTAGAAGACAGAGTAGCTATTACTGACACGTCTGGCATCGTGATGCAGTGGCCGGCTGCAGAGATCTACAACGACAAGACTTTCCTTAAGTCTGTAGGAGACGAGTCTTTCTATCGTTTAGTGGTGCGTTGTATCGGACAGATCTACGACGGCGACAACGTCTACGAGGGCAGAGACTTCTCGGAGGACGATCTTCTCGAGTTCATCGAGCTGATGGACATCAAGTCGTTCGACAAGGTCAGGGACTACATGACTAACCTTCCGACTCTGTACTATAAGCTAGAGTATCAGAACTCGAAGGGCACCAACAAGTCTATCGAGTTGACGACGTTATCTGATTTTTTTACCTTACGCTGAGTCATAACACTCTAGAGAACTACTATCAGACAGTCTTCTCTCTGGCTCAGCATCATAAATATCAGATCTCTGAGATCGAGAACTTGATCGTCTTCGAGCGTGATATATACGTCGATATGTTGATGGCATTTATCAGAGAGCAAGAAGAGAAGCAGAGACTAGCGAATGGCTAAACAGACGAACGAAGACATCCTCCGTCAGATCCAGAAAGAGGGCGGCAGCAAAGCGCAGCAGCAGGTAGCAGAAGCTCTTGCTCAGATAGAGGCAGAACAGGCTGCTGCTGCCGAGGAAGTCAAGCGCGTCAAGGAAGAGCAGCGCAAGAGCATACTCACGAAGAAAGACGTCCGTGAGATCTTCGACGACATGTACTCGAAGAAAGAGACGCAGAGAAACAAAGAGCTACGTAAGATCCTCGTCGACTCTTTCAAGGAGATGTACGACGCAGCAGAGAAGAAGCGTGTAGCTACTTCTCCTCAGGGAGACGGCCAGCTTTCCGACGACCTAGCTAACGACTACAAGCGAGACGCAGAGGACACGAGATACGGGGTCAACTCGGTAGCGCAGGTCACACGCGACAACAACAATCTACTCCAGCAGCAGATCCAGCTCCAGACGAGGGGCATCACCCTTCTGTCTAGCATCGAACAGATAGTCAGAAGTCAGGGCGGTCTCTTTGGCGGTCGTGGTCCGTCTATCGTTCCCGGTCCAGTCGCTAAGACTCCGACAGCTAACGTAGTCAGAAACGCTGCTGTGATCGGCGGCGCGGGAGTAGCTGCTGCTTCTGTAGCGAGTCA